GGTCAGCAGATGGATCCGTATGAGTACCAGCGATACATGCAGCAGCAATACCAGCAGCAAATAAACCCGCAGGAGTATGCTCAACAGCCACAGCAGGTCAACACTGGCATCGCAGCGCAGTTGCAGAACGAGCCTGTGCGGTTCAGGAACCCTGACTTCTATTCAAATCAAGATTACCTTGGGTTCCAATTTGGAAACGAAGGCCCTCGAAGCCAACTTAGATAAACCAATTTATTAGTCATATTCACCAACTATTGGCGTATTTGACCAATACTGTTATCATTACCTCCAACGGCTTCCACCCGCCGTTTCTTTGGGTGAGCATATTGGGGTCAAAATGAACGATCAGGCAGAAATAATTGAGGACGATGACGAAGAACTAGACACCGAACTGGAACTAGACACAGAGGTCGATGACGAAGTAGATGCCGATGAGGCTGACACAGACTCAGAAGACAGTGATGATTCAGATGGTGACGAAGATGACGTTATTATCGAGATTGAGGGGGAATCGCCACCTCCAGAAGAAGATGCAAAGGCACCTGGCTGGGTCAAAGACCTACGCAAGAGCCATCGAGAGCAACAGAGGGAGAACAAGCAACTCAAAGAGCAGTTGGCAAAATTATCTAGCGCGGCAGCACCTGCAGCCGTAGAACTGGGCAAGAAACCAACAATCGAGAGTGCTGATTACGATTCTGATTTATACGAACAGCAGTTAACTGCCTGGTTTGATCGGAGACGCGCGGTAGAAGAGCAGGAGAAACAGATTGAAGAGCAGAAGCGCAGCCAACAGGAAGCGTGGAATGCAACACTGTCAACCTACGGCGAGAACCGCAAGTCACTCAAGGTCAAGGACTTTGAAGAAGCCGAGACAATCGTTCAGGACGAGTTGAGCAACACTCAGCAGGGTATGATCCTGCAGGGCGCTGACAACCCGGCACTGGTCGTGTACGCATTGGGGAAGAACCCCAAGAAGGCGAAAGAGATTGCATCCATAAAAGACCCCGTGAAGTTTGCCTTTGCGGTAGCGAAACTGGAGACACAGTTGAAGGTAACTAACCGAAAGGCAAGCACGAAACCGGAATCGACCATCACTGGCAAGGCCCAGAAGTCGGGAACGGTGGACTCAAACCTAGAACGATTACGCGCAGCAGCGGAGAAGACTGGTGACTATTCAAAGGTCACTGCCTACAAACGTAGCAAGCGAGCGGGTAACTAACCAAACTATAATTAAGGAGCCATCATGGCTAACGAGTTTTCCAAAGAAGAACGCGTAGCGTTCGAGCAAATGACTGAGGGCTTTGAAGACGCCCTGGTACTGAGTCGCAACGTGTCAGTCTACAACACTGACTCACAGATGATGGAGCGTGCAAACGACACCATCTGGCGTCCAATGCCTTACATCCTGAGTTCTATTGACGGCGCACCTCGCACCGACATCAGCGGCTCATACCAGACTGCTACACAGTTGTCTGTACCAGCTACTCTTGGTTTTAACAAGACTGCACCTTGGACTCTTGATGCAAAAGAACTGCGCGACGCTCTGCAAGAGAATCGTCTTGGCTCTGCTGCACGTCAGCGTCTGGCATCTGACATCAACATCGCTGTAATGAACGTTGCCGCTGCACAGGGTACTGTTGTAGTTAAGCGTACTGCCGCTGCATCTGGCTTTGATGACGTTGCAGAGCTTGATACTGCGTTCAACGAGCTGGGTGTTATGTCCGAAGATCGTTACTTGGCACTGTCAAGCCGCGATTACAACGGCATGGCAAGCAACTTGGCTGGTCGTCAGACTATGAACCAGAAGCCTACAACTGCGTACGAAAAAGCGTACGTTGGTCAGGTATCAGGTTTTGAAACCTACAAGATGGATTACGCCAACCGCATCGCGGCACAAACAGCATCAATCACTGTTGATACTGACGGCGCTAACATCGACTACGTTCCAGCAGCTACTAGCACTTCAGTTGGCGGCCAGATTAACGTTGACAACCGTACTCAAACCATCTCTTGCACCACTAACACTGGCGTAGTTGCTGGCGATTGCTTTACGATTGCAGGCATTAACTCTGTTCACCACATCACGAAGCAAGACACGGGTCAGCTCAAGACCTTCCGTGTTATCTCAGTGCCCACTAGCACTTCGCTTGTTATCAGTCCTCCGATCATCTCAGCGTCTAGCACGCCGACTGATCCAGAGGTTCAGTACCAGAACTGTGTAGCTAACTCAGTGTCCGACACTGCTGCAGTTGTTTGGTTGAACGTGGCAGCCGCCGCTATCAACCCATTCTGGCACAAGGATTCAATCGAGCTGATGCCAGGTCGTTATGCTGGTAACCCAGATGGCGCAACTATGCTGCGTTACACTTCAGATCAGGGTATCGAGCTGACGTTGACCAAGCAGTTTGCCATTGATACACGGGTCACCAAGTACCGTCTTGACACTTACTTCGGTGTCACAATGTGTAACCCAGAAATGGCCGGTATTGTTATCTTCGGTCAAACCTAAATAGGTTGAGACGAGGGGGGTCTATTGGCCCCCCGATTCTTTCAAGGAATTGATTAATGCCATTAAAAAAGGGCTACGGCTCCAAGTCTATTGCATCAAATATCAAGACAGAAAAGAAAGCCGGTAAGCCGATGAAGCAGGCGGTCGCCATATCACTGTCTACAGCCGCCAAGGCTGCGGAGAAGGCTGGCAAACCTGGCAAGGCACCTAAGAAGAAGTCCAAGAAATGATCAAGCTGTATAAGCCATTGCTTGATGGTCACTATAAGCGGATAATGGTTCAAGACGTGACCCCATATTTGGATGATGGCTGGTTCAATAGTATCAGCGATCATCAGGCGTACATCGCCAAGTTAAATAGTCCCCCGGTTGAGACGCACTTGTTCGGAGCGCCACCGGAAAAGCCAAAGCAAAAACGTAAACCGCGCAAGAAGCTAGAGGCCGAGTAATGTCATATACCAAGCGACAGTTCGTCACCGCTGCCTTTGAAGAGATTGGCCTGGCGTCGTTCGTCTTTGACTTGACTGACAACGAGTTGCTATCGGCCTGTAAGCGCCTTGACGCGATGATGGCGCAGTGGAACGCTAAGGGCATACGATTGTCCTATCCGCTGCCTAGCAGCCCTGAGACGACCTCTCTGGACGCTGAGACCGAGGTTCCTGATGCCGCTAACGAAGCGATCATCCTAAACCTTGGTGTTCGTATTGCGCCAGGATACGGCAAGACCGTATCACCAGACACGAAGGTATCAGCCAAGGCCGCGTATACAACGTTACTTGGTTGGTCAATGGGTATGCCGCCAGAGAAGCAATTCCCTAGCACGCTGCCTGTTGGAGCCGGTAACAAGTCGTGGAGATATGTAGACAACCCGTTCATGCCAGACCCTGTAGATCCGCTGACAACCGGCGGTGATGGAGTTTTAGACCTAACATCTTGAGGAAATAAAATGTCAACTATTAACCGTCTGTCCAGTGTAGATGTCCTACAGCCGAGTGATCAGATACCAGTTTGGGATAGCTCCAACGGAGACACCCGAAAGGCATCAATGAGCACCCTGTTGGCATTCGTTGAATCATACTTCGCAGACCCCGATTACAGTACCCGAATCGTTGCACCAGCCGTTGACTACTTCACAGTTGATATTGGCGCTACTGGCGATTCTATCTGGATGATCGTTAATCCAACGCTTAACTTCACTAATGGCGCGATCACTTTACCGCCAGCATCATCTGCCGTTAACGACCAACAGATCACGGTTGTATTCACATCCTCCGTATCCACGTTCGTAATTACTAGCTCAGGGGCAACTGTCCTTGGAGCACCAACCCAGATTAACGGTTACGACTCATTCAGTGTCCGGTACAACTCAGCACAGCAGACCTGGTACAACATTGGCACAACCGGGTCAGGGTCTGGCGGCGGAGTGTCTCAAATTGTTCGCCAGGACTTCACCGGCGACGGCACGACGACCACGTTCGCGCTATTGAATATCCCTAGCGCATTGGGCAACGAGCTGCAAATCTTCATTGATGGCGTCTACCAGGAACGTGCTGGCTATACAGTGTCTGGGGTCAACATAATCTTCAGTGAGGCACCTCCTTCTCTGTCAAACATCGAGGTACTTGGTTGGGCCGTATCTATTGGGGCAGAGACCAGTTCAGACCTAGTGTCCTATACGCCTGCTGGTACTGGCGCAGTCTTAACCACTGTACAGGCCAAGCTGCGAGAGTCTGTGTCTGTCAAGGATTTTGGTGCGGTAGGTGATGGCGCTACTGATGACACTGCGGCAATTCAGGCCGCTATTGACTATGCAGCAACACTATCGGCTTATGTATTTTTGCCAGCAGGCACATACATTCACGCTTCTACTCTGAACGTGCCAGGGGGTGTCAGATTAATCGGCGCTTCCAGAGGAGAAAGGATTTTAAGCGGCCCAACAAACGGAACCATTCTTATTTACACGGGTGTGGGGAATGGCATCCTAATCAATGGCTCTATGGCAGGGTTATCTAATTTGGCAGTGCAGGGAACTGCCGCTTGTTTGGGGAAAGGCGTTACGCTCAATGGTGATGCCCAAGGAGTAGAAAGTTGGACTTTAGATAACGTAAGTTTTTACAATTATACGGCTGGAACGGCGCTGTACATGGTGGGGATAAATTCCGGCTATGTGGCCTATGGGAACGCTAATGGCGTTAGAATGCGTAATTGCTTGATAGGCATTCACATTTACTCTACTGGGGGTGGCTCTGGCTTTGTTAACACCAATCAATTTTATGGTGGTGGAATTGCAGGCGGGTCAACAGTTGATTACTGCATCTGGGTTCAAGGCGGGAATGACAATAGATTTTACGGCATGTCAGTAGAGCCTAGTAGCTCAGCCATTGGCCACATCGTCGTAGAGAATGGTTGGATTAATTTCGATGGCAGATTGGAGGGATCGGCTCAGGCGCTGGATGTGCCATTGGTTGATCTAAAGCCTGGAGTTTTAGGCAACAAGATCGCTGGACTGGGTTTTGATGGGCTTATTTTAGACCCAGATAGAAAAAACCAAATAGTAACCAGTAGTTCAAAAAGTCCTAAACCAGAATATACCAGTGAAAATATTTTTAGGAATGCTTCTTTTTTTGATTACACGTCTACTTCTATTGGTAGTTGGACAGTGGCTGGCGCAGGAGTAACCTTTACCCAAGCCGCATCAACTTTCCTGACTAATTGTTTCACTATTACGGCAACGGTTCCAGCAGGTATAAACTGCAATCTTAGCCAATTGCTGGATACTACCACATACAGTGGAGCATCATTTTCTATGGGGGTTTTTGTTAAATCTAATTCCTCAGAGCCTATTGTAATGGCAATGACGGATGGAGCTGGAACAAGTTCTGGGGCTTTGTATCCGGGGGATAATGTTGCCCAGTGGGTAGGGCATAGAAGGAATTGTGCAATTAGTCCATCTCAGCTAAAGCCACAAATAATCTTGAACAATACCTTGGGCGGTAGTCCTATGGTGGTTGAGCTGACTATGCCAAATATCGTAGTTGGCTTTTTTATGCCGCAAGCAATTGGCAGAAGGCTGACTGCGGATTACGCAGTAATGGATGGCGTATTCAGTACAAACTTTGCACCAACTACTACAGCGATATCTCAAACAATTCTGCCAAGGTTAGGTAATGACTTTATTATTGCTGGGAGTACCCTCATAACTCGAATAAATCAATTGGCTGTTGACAGGTTTCCTAATGGAGCAGAAATAACTTTGTATGCTGATGTTGGAGCAAACTTAGCCTTGTCAGACGGGGCGTACTTATTATTGGCTGGTGGATTTCTTGCCACAAAACAATGGGATAATATAACCCTAAAACATGTTGGTGGCGGGGTATGGGTAGAGAAATGCAGGACTCTGCATTAAACGATCCACTTACTTTGGCACTACACTCTGGAATTAAAAAATGACATTAACTAAAGCAACAAACAGTATGATCCAAGGTGCATCAGTCAATGTGCTTGACTTCGGTGCGGTGGGCGACGGGGCTGCAGATGATACTGCTGCGATTCAGGCAGCTATTGATAGCGTCTGTAATGCGGGTGGTGGCGAAGTTCATCTGCCAAGAGGTACATATTTAATATCATCTACGTTAAGGGATGATAATACGGTAGCTGCTAATCAAGGTGGAATAACCGTTAGATTAATTGGCGTAGGAGCGTCAGAAGTCCCAACTGACATAGTGACAACCATCAAAACAACAGGGGCTATGGTAGGCATCCAGTTTGACGGTAATCGTTCTGGCGGGGAAAACTTTATAATCCAAGGCGATGGGGCTGGGGCAAATACCACTAGCCACGGCGTTGTAGTTCAAAGTTCAAGGGCATACTGGAAAAACATTGTTGCCCGTGACCATTGGGGATCTGGCTTTAAGTTTGAGTTTGGCAACTGTTCACATTTTGAGCATATATTATGTATAAGCAACGGATCAGTTGGGTTTTCTATTGATGGCACTGGGTACTCTACTCCGGCTGGAGTGTCTAGGCCAAACGACTGTAACTCTTCTACTTTTATAACAATTGATTGTCGTATAAACGGTGACGCTGGAATTCGCACTACTTCAGGAGCAGGTTTTGCCAACTTCTTCTATAATGTTACTTCGCAAGGTAATGCTGGATACGGTATTGAGTGCAGGGGTGATTACTGTAAATTCTTTGGTGTTTACGTTGAAGCTAATTTCGCAGCCGGTTCGCCGCCAACAGATATATATTTTGCATCAACTTCTGACTACAACTATTTGTACGGTGTGTTTTCAAACTACGATGGCGTTACTAACAAGGAATACGTTGACGCATCAGCGAATCAAAGAAACTATGTTGCGGAGCGTGTTGATTTTACAACTAGCTTATACGCAAGCAAATTACAAGTTGGAAATAAAACCGCAGGTATTCCAGGTTTCTTAGAATTACAAGAAGGCGTTGCAAATTATGAGCTGACATTAGAATCTACTAATGCTTCGATGACACTGGATATTACTTCTAGTGGGACTGGGACTCTCACTATAAATCCAGATGCTATTTCATTAGAGGCCAGCATTGCTCCAACCTTATTGAATAGCTGGGTAAATTATGGTGGAACCAGACAAGTAGCTGGCTACTATAAGGATAAATATGGGATCGTGCATTTAGATGGAGTTATAAAGTCGGGAACAACAACAAATCCTACAAGTCTTTTTGTTCTGCCAGCAGGGTATAGACCGGGAGCTACAATAAAGTTCGCTACCAGCTCGAATGCAGCCTTTGCATCTTTGTTTATAGACTCTGGTGGTAACGTATATTACGAATCAGGAAGCAATGTTGACTTTTCTTTATCCGGTATACAGTTTAGGACTTCTTAATTCTATTGTTGTCCCAGTTACTACTCATACAAATATAGGTTAGCCAAAATGTTAAAAACAGTATCAACACAATTAGCACTGGCATCGGATACTCTGCCCGAGGTCTTGGCGAAGGGTAACACTACTGGCGGGACAGACCTTGCCGTGTCGTCTGGCGATGACATCACCTTCGCTGACAACAGCAAGGCCATATTCGGAGCTGGATCAGACATTTCTATCTACAGCGATGGATCAACTGGTCAGGTTACGGGCAATGTTAATGTCGCAGGAAGCGTCACGGCAGATGGTCTTACTGTTGATGGTGTAGGAGTATTCACAACTGCTGATAACGGCGTTCAACTTACTCTTATTTCAACGGATACAGATGCACTTGTTGGGCCGCAACTTAATCTTTGGAGAAATTCTGGAGCCGGAACAAACGGCGACTTAATTGGTCAAATTAAATTTACTGGTGAAGATACAGTAGGCTCGACTAACACCTTTGCTACTATTTATTCTATAGCTGACCAAACTAACAATGGAGCAGAAGACGGCTCATTACATTTTCAAACGCTGATAAATGGCAGTTTAGCTGACAGGCTTTTGATTAATTCAGCCGGAAACTTGCTTGTCGGGGCGGCTACGGTAGCAGATGTAAACGGGCTTGTTACTAATCATTTGTTTGAAGGTGCTAGTGGTTTAGCGGGAAAAGGAGCAGTCGGTGTCTATAATAATACCGGCACAGCGAATGCCCCAGCTTTAATGGTCATGAACAGAGACACAAGCACCGATAGCTCTAACCGATTTGTACAGTTTAACGCTGATGTGTCAAGTTTAGGATCAACAGCTATGGGAGCTATTGTAGGAAACGGAGCAAATAACGCTCAGTTCGCAGCGACTTCAGACATCCGTGAAAAAACCAACATAGAATCAATCAGTGGATCATTAGCAAAAATAAACAATTTAAATCCTGTTGAGTTTGATTGGATTGCTTCAAACGAACACTGCAACGCAGGCTTTGTAGCACAAGAAGTTGAAGAAATATTCCCTGAATTTGTTGTAGAAAATATGTCTACAGAAGGATCAGAGGAGCGCAAAGGTCTAACAGGCGGTATGACAGGCGGGATTGTTCCACATCTTGTCAAGGCCATCCAAGAGCAGCAAGCAATCATTGAATCCATAACAGCCCGTATCGAAGCACTCGAAGCATAACAAGGAGAATAATATGTCAACATTCGTTCTGCCATTCGCACCCCTGGGGGCGACAGTCTCATTCACTGCGGCCACACCGACGCCACCCGCTGGCGTGCAGGCGCCAATAGGCGATACGTCAGGCACTAGCGCTGGTCAGTACCGGATTGTCAATGACAGCACTGTCACTGTATTCCTTGGTGTCGGTGCTACATCTACTGCAGCTATTGCAAACGCCAGCTCAGTGGCAACGTCTATCCCATTGCTTGCTGGGACTTGTGAAGTTCTGCGACTTGGCCCCAATGCGTTCTTCACTGGCAAGTCAGCATCTGGTACTGCTGTTGTATACGTCACACCAGGTCAAGGCATCTAGTCGGAGAGTCCCATTAACATCAAAGACCTAGCAGAGCGGTTCGAGTACCAGCCAGATGGCAAGATAGATACCTGGCGTATCCTGAAGCCTGACGCTGATGGAAAGTATCGCGGTGATTGCGATGACTTTGCCCTGACCGCTCTGTTCATCGAAACCGGATCGCTATCGAAGTTCTGGTACGAGCTTATCTTCGGCAGCGCCAAGGTATTCTTGGTCACTACGTCGAATGGTGGCGGCCACGCGGTATTGAGATATAATGGGCAGTATATTGACAACTGGTCAAGGTCTTGGGTTTCACGCGAGCACATGGAATCCGTATATGGTCACAAATTCTCTGCCTGGCTCTTTCCGTGGAATGCAACGGCATTGAAGATGCTACTGGGCAAAATTAAGGGGTAGACATGGAAATTCCAATCCTGAGCGGTGTGTACGTCGATGCAGACCCGCGATTCAGGACTCTATATCCTGTCAACCTTGCTCCGGTTCCGGTGGCGACTGGGATCAGTAACAGCTACCTGCGACCAGGCGAGGGAATGATTGCTGAAGCCGTTGGCATTGGCGTTGACCGTGGCGGCATTAACTGGAACGATGTCTGCTATCGAGTTTCTGGCAGCAAGCTAATCTCTGTCTCAGAAGATAACGTCGTGACAGAGCTTGGTGACGTTGGCGGCTCCACGTTCGACCAGCACGTCACGTTCAACTACTCGTTTGACCTGTTGGCCATCGCCAGCAATGGAAACCTATTCTACTGGGATGGAACCACTCTCACCCAAGTTACAGATCCTGATCTTGGTACTGTTGTTGACATGGTATGGGTAGATGGCTACTTCATGACCACTGACGGCGAATTCTTGGTTGTGACTGAACTAAATGATCCTCTTGCTGTCAATCCGCTGAAGTATGGTGCATCTGAGATTGACCCTGACCCTGTGGTCGCGCTACTGAAGTTACGCAACGAGGTTCATGCGCTAAACCGTTACACCATCGAGGTATTTGATAACGTCGGCGGTGATCTGTTCCCATTTGCTCGCATTGATGGCGCACAGATATCCAAGGGCTGCGTAGGGGTTCACGCCTGCTGCGTATTTATGGAAGCAATAGCTTTTGTTGGGTCAGGCCGAAACGAGGCACCAAGCATCTACATGGGAGCCTCTGGGCAGACCATTAAGATCAGTTCTAATGAAATTGACACCATCTTGCTCGATTACACTGAAGAGCAATTGTCTATATCACTGGTCGAGGCTCGAAACGACAAGGCTCATGATTACCTGTACGTTCACCTTCCTGATCGAACGTTGGTCTATGACGCGACTGCAAGTGCACAGCTACGGGCGCCAATATGGCTTGTCATGACATCTGCCATCACAGGATTCTCCCAGTATCGCGCTAGATCATTTGTCTGGGCATACAACAAGTGGCTAATTGCAGATCCACAATCAACGGCACTGGGTACGTTCTCCGACACCAATGGCGCTCACTGGGGCGTTGATGTCCGGTGGGAGTTTGGCACCGCTATCGTTTACAATTCAGGTATGGGGGCAGTATTCCACGACCTTGAGCTGGTGGCATTAACCGGGCGAGTTGACGCGGATACCGTCATCAGCACGTCATGGTCTTATGACGGCATCGACTACACTGCCGACGCACCCATCGCCACTGGCGGGCCAGGCGACTTCCAGAAGAGATTGTGCTGGCGGCGACAAGGCAAGATGCGTAACTGGAGGATTCAGAAGTTTACCGGCGACAGCAGGGCGCACCTGTCATTTGCCAGACTGGAGGCTCGAATTGAGCCGTTGATGTTCTGATGGCCAATCCTAGACCACTAACACGCGAAGAATTGGCGAAGTTCCTTCCTGACCAGCGATCCATTCGGGCATTTGAGCAACTGTTTGAGATTATCCCTGGCGACTTGGTAACTCTGTTCAAGCTGATCGAAGAGGTTGGCATTGATGCCGTCTCAGCGATGGCTAGGGCTGAAAGCAACAGCGCATCCTTGTCACGCATAGCCGAGGCACTAGAGTTGCTCACAAGCGCCCCAGTTGCGCCTGAGATCAAGCACCCGGTAGTTGACGCAATTGATGTTGACAGATACGCGCCTATTGGTTACGCAAGGGGCAGGATGTGGTGGAACGATTTCGATGACACACTAAACATTGGCCACAAGAATGAAGTTGTACAGCAGGTAGGCCAAGAGACCTACATGCACGTTGAGAATGTCACTGGGTCGTTGATCCCAAATGGAACTGTAGTTGGGTTCACTGGCGTCAATGGATACAT